ACACCTACCAGTTCAGATCAACAATTTGAAAACGTATATATCTACGGAAAACTGAACTATGAGTTTAATAATGATGATATTACAGTCAGCACTATCAATGTAAATGAAAAATTAAATTATAATTTTAGTAATGATGATGTAACTGTTAAATCATTGAACGTAGCTGGTATTTCAACATTTACAAATGATGTTACTTTTACTGGTGATATTACACTGGATGAAATAACTGCAAGAAATGCAAACGTAACTGGAATTGCAACAGTAGGCACAAGTTTATATTTAAATGGTAAGTTATTTGATGGTGATGGTGACTTTGGAACAGCAGGTCAATTATTATCATCAGACGGAACAGATTTAAACTGGATAGATGCAAGCACAACCAGTGTGGCAAATGCAAATAATGTTGGAACAAATGTAAATGGTACAAACTCAGATCAATTTATAACATTTGTTGGTGCGAGTAGTGGTAATAATCCTATCAGAGTTGATGCGGATTTAAAATATAATCCATCTACAAATACTCTCTCAGCAATTAATATCGCAGGTAGTTCAACAGCAGTTAATTTAAATGTTACTGGTAATCTAACGGTTGGTGGACAATTTAAAGATGGTGATGGAAACTTTGGAACATCAGGTCAAGTATTATCATCAGATGGAACTGATACTGCTTGGATAAATGCAGGTTCACTTACAGCAGGTGCAGCTGCAGAAGTTGGAGTATCAGCAGCAAGTGCAAATGCAAATCATTTTGTTACAATGGTTGATACTGCATCAGGTAATGAAAATATCAGAGTTGATACTGATTTAACATATAATCCCGTAACAAATACACTTAATGTTCCTAATATTAGTGGCAACGGATCTGGTTTAACTGGTATTGAATCATTTGTAACTGGTATGATTATATTGTGGTCTGGTGCAGCAAATGCAATTCCGTCAGGTTTTGTATTATGTAATGGTAGTAATAGCACACCAGATTTAAGAAATCGTTTCGTTGTTGGAGCTGGAGATTCATATAGTGTTAATAATACTGGTGGTGTTGATGATACTACTTTGTCTACATCACAATTACCATCTCACAATCACTCATTTAGTTCTAGTGGAACAACAGATAGTGGTGGTAGTCACTTCCACCTTTCATTTAGATCAGGAAATCATGGACAGTTGCGAAATGGAACTAACATGAGTGCTAATAACTATCCTGGTTCTGGTACTGGTGCAGGTAATCTTTATGAATCTTATAATATAAATTCTTCAGGTTCTGTGGCGAATGTTGGTAAAACTAGTGATCATTCTGGTCATCAACATGGTTTTAGTATGAGTGGTAACACTGGGTCAACTGGAAGTGGATCTGCTGTTGAAAACAGACCACCTTATTATGCTCTTTGCTATATTATGAAAACATGATATAATGTAATTAACAGAAAATTTTTTTATGTATGACACAAGTTTGAATACCCCTGAAGTTTTTTTAAATAAAGATTTTATTGGAGTGTGGGATGGTACAGTAAAAGATGATTTCTGTAATTTTATCATCAAAACACTTGATGAATCAGTTCAAATTGTCCCACGAAGTAATACGAGTGTTAAAGATACTCAATTAGATATTGCAGCTTTTAATCCACTGGTATCTGCTCACATTATGTGTGCAGTTAGGAGTTGTTTAGAAGAATATTTTGAGTGGTATCCATTTTTAAGAAATTTTAATTATCATAGCACTACATGCTTATTACAAAAAACAAAACCAACAGAGGGATATCATGACTGGCACTCAGAATCAAATAATATCGCATGTGCGAATAGAACTTTAGTTTGGTCTGTATATTTTAATGATGTTGAGATAGGTGGTGAAACAGAATTTTTGTATCAAAAACAAAAAGTAAAATCAAAGAAGGGTAGAGTTCTTATCTTTCCAGGTTCTTTTACTCATCTCCATCGTGGTAATCCACCATATGAAGCAAAATACATTGCTACTGGTTGGCTTGCAAGTAACACTATGGGTGAACCAACGACCTTATTATAATAAATATCTAGAAACAATATTGTGGAAATAGAATACTCACAAGTAAAAGAAAATTTTGGAACTGATTATGTCAGTGCTCTTCGTCATATGAGAGACATTTTGTTAAAAGAAAGTGATTGGACACAATTTACCGACTCTCCTTTGACAGATTCAAAGAAAACTGAGTGGAAAACTTATCGTCAAAATTTAAGGGATATTCCAGCAACAGCATCTGATCCTGAAAATCCTACTTGGCCTACTAAACCCTCATAAAATGTATATGAGTTGACACGACTGGACATATACACTATAATGAGTTTCACAAGAGATCATAAATATTATGGTTTTAAAAAGAAAAATGGAAGAGGAGAAAACTCCTATGCAACGATTACATGATGATATTCGTGACAGTTTGCAAAAAATAGAAGATGATATGGATGATGAAATGATCCGCATCCATACAACAGATAATGATGATGCAGGCTAAATAAATTACCCTGCCTAAAATCTGTGTACAAACTTTCTACTAAATTTTGCTGGTTTGATGACAGTAAAATGATCGTAAAGATGTTTTTTATCAATGGTATTCCATTTACCTTTGATGAATTACCTTTTGGACATACATGGGATGAAGAATTATGCAGTGTAGCAGACGAAAACCCCTGCTATGACCCAGAGTACATGTATAAAGCATATGGGTATTTGATGTTAGAAGAACTACACCCTCTTTATTTTCCAGTTCAATTGGAAAATCCAGAACTTTTACCTGATGATTTAGAGTATCTCTACGAACAGGAAGAATCTACCTAACTAAATAGATCATAGGAATATTTTGTAAAAAAATAAAGCGATGCCTCTTAATAAACTAGAGAATTTTATAAAGAATACTGAAGGTCGTATTCTTTATGTGAATCCAAATGACATTGATTCTACTGATGCGATCACGAATCAAGGTAATTCATTAGCCCAACCATTTAAAACGATTCAGAGAGCTCTGCTTGAATCTGCTAGATTTTCATATGTAAGGGGAGAAAATAACGATTTAATAGAAAGAACAACAATATTAATATATCCTGGTGATCATGAGATAGATAACAGACCTGGTTTTGGAATAAAAGACGTAAGTGGAACAGCAACAGCAGTATCACCCTCTGGTGCAGAGACAGCAGCACAAACCACACTCACACTAAATTTAACCTCAAATTTCGATCTAGACCAAGAAGATAATATACTTTACAAATTTAACAGTATCAATGGTGGTGTTATTGTTCCTCGTGGTACATCTATCGTTGGACTAGATTTAAGAAAGACAAAGATAAAACCAAAGTATGTTCCTAACCCAACAGATACATTAGGTAATGCACCATCTACTGCTATATTCAGAGTAACTGGTACTTGTTATTTCTGGCAGTTCTCTATATTTGATGGTGATGAAAGTAAGAAAGTATATACAGACCCAGTTGATTTCTCAGAAAACAACAAATCAATTCCAAGTTTCTCACACCATAAACTAACTTGTTTTGAGTATGCTGATGGTGTTAATAAAGTTGATAGATTTAATTTAACTGACCTTGACATCTACTATAGTAAGTTATCAAACGCATTTAATATAGCATCTACAAGAGATATTGATCAGAAGTTTCCATCTTCAAGTGAGGGATTTGCACCTCAAAGACCTGAATTTGAAATTGTTGGTGCATTTGCTTCAGATCCAATTGCAATTTCAGTAATTAAATCTGGTGATGGTAGCACAGCAGGGAACGTTGTTACAGTTACAACTTCAACTGCACATGGATTTAGTAGTGGAACACCTATTAAGATAAACGGTGTTTCTTCTCCAGAGTATAATATTTCAACAAAGGTTGCAAGTATTCTTACAGAAACTGAATTTACATATTTACTACCAGCAGTTCCAACAAACTTACCAGCAACACCCGTTCCAACAACTAATCAGACAATTACAATTGAGACTGATACAGTTACAGGTGCATCACCTTATATCTTTAACGTATCATTACGATCTGTATTTGGTATGAATGGTGTTCTTGCTGACGGTGCGAAGGCAAGTGGATTCAAAAGTATTGTTGTTGCACAGTTTACTGGTGTATCACTACAGAAAGACGACAGAGCATTTGTAAAATATAATCCAACATCTAGAAAGTTTGAAAGTATAACAGTAAATCTAGCTAAAGGTGCATTACTATCTAAAGAATCTTCATCATTAGATGTAAACAAGGTCTATCATTTAGATACTAATGCAATCTATAGAAATGGTTGGAAGACTGCACACATAGCAATGAAAAATGATGCAATTATGCAAATTGTGTCAGTGTTTGCGATTGGATTCAATCGTCACTTCTCTGCTGAAACAGGTAGTGATGCATCAGTTACAAACTCAAACTCTAACTTTGGACAAATATCATTATCATCTGATGGATTTAAGAAGAATGCATTTGGAAAAGATGACGCAGCATATATTAGTAATATTATCACACCAAAAGCAATCACTGGCACACCAGTTAATGTAGATTGGCAAGCATTTGATGTTGGACTTACAACATCTGTAGGTATATCAAGTCATCTATACTTATTTGGATTCAATGATTCTGATGATAAACCACCTGTTGTTATTCAGGGTTATCGTGTTGGTGCAAAATCCACTGACATAATATCAGTCAATACTGGAACTGTTAAAACTGCATCTATCAATATGACTGATAGTGTTGTAAGTTCAGGATCATCAGTAGTTACAGGAACAAGTATAAGTGAAAAATTATTCAGAGTTGAAACTGGACCTTCATTTGTACAGAACAACGCAGCAACATCAAATATCTTTACGATTGGAACTCACACCATACAAACAGGTGAGAAGGTAAGATTATTCAGTGATGATGGAGATTTACCAGAAAATATAGAAACAAACACAGTATATTTTGCTATTAAAGTATCAGCAACTGAAATCAAATTAGCATCTTCAGTTACTAATGCTCAGAATAATGTTGCAATTACTGTCTATGGTGGTACAAAACTATTTGTAGTAAGTAGAGTATCAGATAAATCATCAGGTGATATTGGATCACCAATACAATTTGATACTATCAATAAGAACTGGTTTGTACATGTTCCAACAACAAATGATATCTACACAGATTTAAATACTCAAGGTGTAGCAGCTTTAGGAGAAAAAACTGGTGTATCCTTTATATCAAGAACTGTAGATCCTAGATCACTTGATGAAAGATTATACACAGTTCGTGTTGTAGTTCCAAAAGAATCAGCAAATGCAAAAGATCCTAATGATGGTTTTGTTATTCAAGAATCTAGTACAACAGGTGCAAGAGCTAATACAGACTTCTCTATAAACACAATTGATGCAGATGATGTATTCTTCCAAAGAAACCCTAGATTTATTAGCACTTGTTCAGCATCAGGAAGCACTGTAACTGTTAGAGCAGAATTACCACACAACTTAAATGTTAGTGATAAGGTTAATATTGTTAATGTTGTAAGTTCTGCTAATGCTACTGGTATTGGTAATTCAGGATTTAATGGAACATTCACTGTTACTGCAGTATCAAACGATAAAGAATTTCAATGTTCTACAACTGATACTGATGGTAAGACACATACAACAGGTGATTTTACAAATGATACTTCAACAAGATCAGTTGATTTACCTAGATTCCAAAGAAATGATTTACAAACTAACTTCTACATTTACAGAAGTGAAGTTATAAATGAATATATTAAGAATGTGCAAGATGGTATCTATCATCTATATGTCTTAAAAGCAGATAATACTATTATAGAAGAGTTTACAGATCAAAAGTATAGTCAAAACGTTACTGATTTGTATCCACAGCAGGATAAAGATAATGAAAACGATAATCCACCATCATCAGTCTCATTCGCAAAAAGACAACCAATTGGTGATGTTGTAACTAACAGTCTTAAGAATAGTATTACGAGAGAATCAACTGACAAGTTGCTCCAAGACTTTGGTAAAGGATTAAAGATTACCAGTATAGATTCTACAACTGGTGTTTCTACAATAACATTTGACAGAGAACATGGATTAAGTGGTATCGTAACTTACAGTGACTTTACTGGAGGAACAGGATATACAAACGGAACATATCAAAACGTCAAGTTATTCAACACAGGAACTACAACTTGGGATGGAGCAACTGCAAAAGTTGTAATTGTTGGTGGTTCAATTACTAACTTTGATGTTATAGATGGTGGATCTGGTTATGGTGCAGAGAAATTAGAATTTGATCCTACATTTATAGGTTCTCCAACAATTGGAGCAGCAGCCACATTCACAACAGTTGGACTTTCAACTAACATTGATGATGTCTTACAAGTCACTGGTGTTGGAACTCTTACTGATGGATACTATAAGATTTCATCAGTTCCATCAACTAAAACAGTTTCTGTTGCAACCACAACTGGTGATCCAGCATTTTTAGCAGGGCAATATGCTCTAAATCTTGGACCTGCTGTTGCGATAAGTTCAGATGACTTTGAATCAGTTAGTGGAGTATCAACATATACTTGTAGTTCTGCACACGGTTTAGTTGTAGGAAGTCCATTTAGAATTATAGACAGTTCAAATAATAAACTTGGTGACTTTACAGTTAAGGAAAGAGTTGGTGTTAATACATTTACTGCAATTACAAATGAAAACTTTACTGCAGCATTTGTTTTACGTCACGGTATGAGTGCTGCCGATGCAACTTCTGATGTAGGTGGAGAAAATCTTGGAACTAGAGGATTATCATTCTATGATAATGAAACATTAAGTCTTCAAGCAAATCTTACAACTGGAACCGCATTACAAGTTCTTACTCCAAAGGCTGGAATTGGAACTGCACTTAGATTCCCACTCGGATCTTATTTACAAATTGATGGTGAGATAATGAGAGTAACCACATCTCAATTGTCTGGTAGTGGATTAAATGAAATAGGTGTTGTAAGAGGTACATTAGGAAGTACAAAACAAGATCACGAAAGTGGAGCATTAATCAGAAAGATTAAACCAATACCAGTTGAATTTAGAAGACCATCTATCATTCGTGCTTCTGGTCATACATTTGAATATGTTGGTTATGGTCCTGGTAACTATTCAACTGGTTTACCACAGGTTCAGACCAAGACCCTTACAGAAAGAGAAGAGTTCTTAGTTCAGTCACAGGAAAGATCTTGTGGTACTGTTGTTTACACTGGTATGAACAATGAAGGTGACTTCTTTATAGGTAACAAAAAAGTTAGTTCCGCAACTGGTCAGGAGAAAACATTTGATGCTCCAGTTCCAACCGTAACAGGTGAAGATCCTTCGAGATTAAGTGTTGTATTTGATGAAGTTGTTGTTAAAGAAAGACTTAAAGTTGAGGGTGGAACATCAAGGACAATTTTATCTCAGTTTGATGGTCCTGTTGCATTCAGTCAAGATGTTAGATTTGATGCTATTACATCATTCTCCAAAACAATTAATATCACACAGGGAACTCAATCAACATCAACAACAACTGGTGATCTAGTAATCTCTGGTGGTGTTGGTATTGCGAAGAGTGTATTCATTGGTGGTAACTTAACTGTATCTGGCACATTCAATGGTGGTTCTGTTGAGTTTGGTAATGTTAAGATTGCACAAACAACTGCTAATACAATTGATACATCATCAGGAAATCTTGTACTAGATTCTACAGGTGGAACAATTGATATTAATGATAATGTAGATATTAGTGGCACCCTTGGTGTTGATGGTAATGTAACTCTTGGTAATGCAACAAGTGATAGCACAACAGTAAGTGGAACTCTTGCAGTTCAATCAACCACAAATTCAACCAGTAAAACAACTGGTGCATTAACAGTAAGTGGTGGTGTTGGAATCAATAATGATCTTCATGTTGGTGGAGATATAACTGCGTTCTCATCATCAGACCAAA